GCCTAGCTCAATATGGTACATCATTTATTCTAGACAATCAAGTAGAGATAATCTATTCAGAGTTATCGGATGAAGATAAAGCAGTATGGGATGCATTTGTAACAATGATTAAAACTAAACAATAATGGCACTAACAATATTAACAGGATCATCACAAGCAGCAGCAACCAACTATAGCTATACAACTAGTGGTAGTGCGGATTGGGCGAGTGTACCTACGGCATCATATTTCTATGATATTACGGATAAAACGATTAGGTTCAAGGCTACAAATAGCACATATTCAAATGTAGCTACAGCATCATTTGCTTTAACTGCTTCTAATGTTTCTGGAACAGTAACTAGTGCTTCTTTTGCTGCTACATCTTCATATGCAATGAATGGGGGTGTAACTCAATTGCTAGCAGGCCCAAATGTTACATTATCTCCAACAAATGGTTTGGGTCAAGTAACAGTTAGTGCTACATTAAGTGGAAGTACAGCTTTTAATACAGCAACTGGTTCATATGGAAGTTTTTACGATACAACTACTCAAACAAATCCGGTAGCAAACATACCTCGTTCAATGTCACTTAATACAACTGACATTACAAATGGAGTCTCAATTTCTGGATCAACAAACCCTTTTAACACCTACATTAAAACACAAAATGCTGGGGTATATAACATTCAATTTTCAGCACAATTAGATAAAACAGATTCAGGAGCAGATGAGATAGTAATTTGGTTAAGAAAAAATGGAATTGATTTAACAGATACTGCTACTTCTGTAACATTAACTGGTAACAATGCTAAAAACGTAGCAGCTTGGAATTGGTTTGTAAATTCAGCAGCAAATGATTACTACCAAATTATATGGCAATCAGCTGATACTGATGTAAGATTATTTGCAGAACCAACAGACGGTCACCCAGGTATTCCTTCAGTAATAGTAACAGCAAACCGTGTAGATCAATTCCTAAGTAATACGGGTTCATTCTCAGGTTCATTTACAGGTGTATTTACAGGTTCCTTGCAAGGTACTGCGTCATTTGCGGTAAGTGCTTCATTTTCTGCCACATCTTCATTAGCTGATTTAGCATCATATGCAGCCTCAGCAGGTACCGCATCCGAAGCTAACAGTATAGCAACTGCTATAACCGATAATGTAGATAACTATATACTTACCGCAACTGGTACTGGGACTATAAACGGAGAATCAAATTTAACGTTTGATGGTACCACATTAACAGCGGTTGCTGCATTTGTTCAAGGAGATGGTAGTTCTACTGTTGAGGGATCTTATTCACACGCAGAAGGACAAGGTACATTTGCCGGTTCAAATCAAGGATATTTATCCAACACAGTCATCGATGGTGTATGTACATTAGACGAAAGTTACGGTGATGTATCAAGCGAATATAACCCAGGCGATCTTATATTGTTAGATGATTTTGCATTTGAGAATAATTACGGAGTACAAACATTTACAGTAGATACCGCATCGTGGGATGGAAAGAACACTCAAATAACACTTACAGATTTATCCGTAAATACCTCTACTGCTATAATAGGTAATATCACATATGGTGTACAAAATTGGGCTGGTGGGGAATCAATTGGAGGACAATACTCACATGCAGAAGGGGGAAGTACTTACGCAATAGGAGTGGGTTCGCATACAGAAGGAGATAGTACCGAAGCATATGGTAGGGTTTCGCATGCAGAAGGAGCAGAGACTAAAGCAATTGGAGAATATTCTCATGCAGAAGGATATCAAACTCAAGCAATCGGAGATTATTCACACGCAGAAGGAAATAAGACAATAGCACAAGGAGATGGTTCTCACGCAGAAGGAAAAAACACTAAAACTATAGGAGTCTATTCACATGCAGAAGGAAAAGACACTAAAACTATAGGAGATTATTCACACGCAGAAGGAAATAATACAATAGCATCGGGTTCATACCAACACGTTTCAGGACAATTTAATACTCATGGAGACACTACTTCTTTATTTATTGTAGGAAATGGAGTAGATGATAGTACTAGATCAGATGCATTCAAAGTTACCCCATCTGGCTCAATTGTTCTCCCTATTATACAATCCAGTACACCTTCATGGACTGGTATTCCGGGAGAAATGATCTTTTATGATGATGGCGCAGGAAGTTATAGAATGTTTGTTTGGTTAGATGGAGGTTGGCGTTCTGTTTCTGTAGCTTCTTAATATTTATGATAAACCTTTGAAACATTAAAAAAATTCATTATATTAAATAGAAAGGTTACGCATGACAAAAAAATTAGACAAACAACATGTAGATGCAATTCAAACACTTCGCAATGCATTTGCACAAAATGCCACGGAACTAGGCTATGTTACAATTGAAGAAAATCGACTACAACAACAACTTGAAGCCATTCAACAAACAAAAACCCAATACATTGCAAAAACTGATGAGTTAATTCAACAAGAAGAAACATTGTTAGCATCATTAAAAGATGCATACGGCGAAGGTCAAATTGACATTCAATCTGGCACATTTACTCCAGCAGAATAAGGTTTGCTCACAAACAAACATATTTATAAATAAATCAATCAAAGGAGTATATTAAATGGCAGAAAGAATAGTTTCGCCCGGAGTATTTACGAACGAAGTAGATCAATCGTTTTTACCAGGAGCCGTTGCCCAAATTGGGGCAGCAATTGTCGGACCAACTGTAAAAGGTCCTGCACTCATTCCTTCAAAAATTTCATCATATGGTGATTATGTTGCAACATTTGGATCTTATTCAGATGACACATATGTACCGTTTGTGGTTAGAGATTATTTGAGAAATGGAAATTCAATCACAGTAACACGTCTTTTATATGAAGATGGTTACAAACTAACAAATGGTGGTTTGGCAATCATTGCTAAATCGGGATCTGGTGCTAGTGCAGTTCAAGTAGTAACTCACGTGTTGCATCCAACACAAGCAGTGACAACAACTGGTGCAACAGCATTGTTTGAAGATTCAGTTTTAACCAACTTAGGGTCTGGTTCATTTGCAATTCAATTATCTGGTTCATATGCCCAAGCTGCAGGAACAGATGCAGATGCAATTGGATTTAGTGGAGCATTTTTAGCTGCTGAGGGAGTTGCAATCTCTAGCTCTATTGTTAGCACAAGCAACAACTACATCAACAAAGTTTTTGGCGCAAGTCCTAAATCAAATGATTACCCAGTATATGTTCAGTATGAAAATAAAACTGCTAGCAGTTTGTTTGCAAATCTAGGACAAGTAACAATGGAATTGTTTGAATTCCCTAACTATGAATTCTTAACAGATTATACATCAGCAGCAACACCATGGATTACATCTCAAAAAATTGGTACTGCAGTTAAAAACTTGTTTAAGTTTCACACGATATCACATGGTACATCTGTTAACACTGAAGTTAAAATAGGTATTCGAGATATTAGAACATCGCCAGAAGTAACAGATCCAGCTGGATATGCAACATTCACAGTAGAAGTTCGTCGAGTTAACACAGCAAACATTGCAAACACACCATACTCATCTCAAGATACAGATGCACAGCCAGATTTAGTTGAAGTGTTTACCAATGTTAATTTAGATCCACAATCTCCTAGATATATTGCTCTAGTAATTGGAGATCGTTATCAAACAGTTACCGATGCTGGTGATATTCTAGTTAATGGAGATTATCCAAATCTTTCTAAATTTATTCGAGTAGAAGTTGATTCAAGTGTAAGCAATCGTTCAAACAGCAACACATTAGTACCATTTGGTTTCCGTGCTATGAGTTCGCCAATTCCAATGGCATCTGGTTCATTGAATTTAACTGCAACATCTTATTTAACATCGCAAGTTGTAACAACATATAGTCCTAAAAACTATGTTGGATTTGATTTTACAAACATCAACAACTTGAATTATTTAGCACCGATTCCAACATCTGGTTCAAACACAGGTAGCAACACAGATTTCTACTTAGGTAATGTGAATCAAGATGCAGCCGCAGCATTCCCATCATCAACTGCAGCATACTCAGGTTCATTAGAATCAGCTTTAGTTTCTGGATCTTTTGCAACTAACGTATCATTTAATACACGCAAATTCATTGTTGGTTTCCAAGGAGGATTTGATGGAGCTCGTCCAAACTTACCAAAATATTCTGGTAAATGGATTTCTGACACAAACACACTTGGATTCAATTGTAGTGGCACAACTACTACGGGTACGGTTGCATATAATAAAGCATTTGCATTATTAAGCAACTCAGATTATTATGATATTAACATGTTGATCACCCCTGGTATCATTGATAGCTTGCATAGCAATGTAACAACCGCAGCAAGAAACTTGTGTGAAACTCGTCAAGACACATTCTACATAATGGATTCAAATGCAATTGCAGACACAATAACAACGGTAACCAATCAATTAACAACATTGGATAGCAATTATACATCAGCATATTGGCCTTGGGTACGTGTTAAAAATGATAAGAATGTTCCGGTATGGGTTCCACCATCTGTGGTTATGCCTGGAGTAATAGCATTCAATGATGCAGTTGGTGCACCATGGTACGCTCCTGCAGGATTGACACGTGGAGGAATTACCTCAGCAACTGACACATATGTGAGTTTATCACAAACTATGCGCGATGCATTGTATGCAGCTCGTATTAATCCTATTGCGAACTTCCCTAATGAAGGAATTGCTGTTTGGGGACAAAAGACCTTACAAGCAAGACCAAGTGCATTAGACCGCGTAAGTGTGCGTAGAGCGTTAATTGAAGTTAAAAAATATATTGCCTCAGCAACCAAGTATTTAGTATTCGAACAAAATACCACAGCAACTCGCAATCGATTCTTAGCAATCGTTAATCCTTACTTGGAACAAGTAAAAGCACAACAAGGATTATCAGCATTCCGCGTTGTAATGGATGCATCTAATAACACATCAGATATAATCGATCAAAATATTTTATACGGTCAATTATTTTTGCAACCGACTCGTACGGCTGAGTTCATAATTTTAGATTTCAATATTCAACCAACAGGAGCAAGTTTCCCTGAATAACATGTAAAATTATATAAAATAAAGGGTAGGACTTAGGTTCTACCTTTTTTACTTTGCTGATATTTATATT